CCCAAATAAAATCACTCATAATCATTCCAAAGGACGGACAAATTCATTAGAAACAAGATCAGTTGCCTTCAATTGTTCCTTCATATATTCTACACCAATATCTGGCATAGCGGTATCCCCACAAGTAAATACATCACACACTGCCATTCCCTTTTCGGGCCAGGTATGAATGCTGATGTGAGATTCTGCAAGCATTGCAAATCCAGTTACACCTTGAGGTTCAAATTTATGAACTGCTAGATGCAGTAGGGTTGCCTTGCACTCTTTTGTTGTATCATATAAAAGTTTTCGGATAAACTCTTTATCATCTAACAACTCAACAGAACAGTCTTTTAAAGTAAAAAGAATATGTCTCATCATTATATCCAATCAGGTTTACGATGAGGAAGGCGAATATAATTATTACACACCCAAGGTTTAGATGCAATGTACATTTTATAAGCAGTTATTGTGTCAATAGTGTCATCATACTTATATTCATCAGGCATTGCCCGTGAAAATGATGTGTGGTCGCGCCAGTCTGCTTCTGGAATAATTTTCTTTGCTTCATTTAAAGTAGCAAAGCAGGTATGAACTTTACCATAGCGAGCAGCATATTCCATACAAAGAGCGAATCCATGAGCAAGAAGCCAATTAGCATTCTCTAGTGTCTGATTTGCCCATGCAGTTGAAGGATGATTGCGAAATGCCCCTTTCTCAGTTTTGTAGGGCACTCCATCGCTTTTGGGCAATGTGCCGAAACCATACCCCCATTTCTTAGAACACACGATAGAAAGCATCTGGCAGGTCTCCAAGGGCATCTTAACGATGTGTTTGTCGGGTAACACTCGAGCAGACTTAAAAGGTGACTCGTCAGTCACAAAAATGTTCATAGTAATTTAGATAACGAGATCGCAAGTAAGAATGTCAACATTATAACTACATCCCATGACTTTGTTCTAATAAAGTAAGGAATCGAAATAAGGTCAGCGATAAAATGCGCAACGACCCCTAACATGACATTTACATGAAGAACAATAAAATAGGCAATGATCACAAGACCACTGCCTACAATCCTCATAATGATATCAACCGAAGGTCGAGTCGGGTTCGAGTGCAATGTAGTAGGTGACATCGAGATTTTGATTGGTGAATTTAGACAAAAGTTTAGAAGACACAATCACATCATAAGTTCCAGGAACAATTTTAAGATTTTCCTCTTTGAAGTTAAATACAAACTCTTCTTCAGTCTCACCAACGATAATAGAAAAGTCATTAGAGGTGTCATTCTTCTTATCGCGAGCAACAAGTTTAACAACGCCATTTTCACCGATGGCAGAGATGTCAGGTAGTTGATACACAGATGCTGCTTTCTTCAACTTTTCAAGTTGTTGACTGGTAAGTTGGAAGCATACATCTTCTGTCGGAAGAGTAATTTCTTTTTCAGGAGGAGAAACAATTACAGATGCATCGGCAAAGAAGTACTTTGAACGCATCTTACCTTCTTTAATTACAACAAATTGATTGTTATCAAAATCTAGTTCAGGACTGTTGTGAAGCGAGAGACCATTCAAAAACTGATTGAGGTCATAGATACCAAAGTCCTTGGGGAACTCCTCAGCGATAGTTGCTTCTGCAAGAATATTTTTCATCACAGAAATAGATCGCAATTTGTTTCCTTCCTTAAAAAGAATGGACTGATTAATAGAAGAGAAATTCTTCAGAAGGTTAACAGTAGACTCAGACAGTTTCATATTCATTGAGGGTAGATTTCACGTTGTGCATTTTTATCGTTGAAATACATCAGAAGAACAGCATAATGCAAGATCTTCATAATGTCACGACGGGCGGTTCCTTTCTTATCATAACGAGAGGCATATTTAAGAATATTAGATCGGCAGAATGCCTCTCCATCGCCACATGCTTCAATCAGATCTAAAGTTTGAATTTTATCATTACCAGCAGAATAATGCTGATTGTATGTGCCAGAAATATAATCTTTTAGTTCTTTAAGGATTTCATCCTCATTATATTTGTACCGATTAGAATTTTTGTCGTTCATATTAAGGTCAAAATTAAATTCATCTATCCCTAAATTTACAAAATCATCAAATGGGGCATTATCAATTATGCCTAGAGTATCATTAACGCCAGTAAATGCAATACCAGACTCAGTATCTCCTAAAATACCATAAAAAGGATTAGGACGATCTGGGTCGTTACGATCAAATTCATACCAATGTTTAGATTTTAAACTATCTTCATAACTATTCTCAAAACTTTCACTCATTTTTAGTTCCTCATAAAGTAAAGACCAGGCATTCATTAGGGGAGGCACATTTTACCTCCCCTAATTATATCAGGATTGCTCGGAATCGGCAACCATTTCAAAGTCAGCATCAACTTTGTCATAGAGTTCCATAAAGGATGCCTTAGTCTCTTCATCAAAACGATTGATACAAACTTGAATTGCCTTAGATTTGTCACTAAAGATGCTGTAAGCACGAATAATATGAACCAGACGACGGGTTGAGATCACTTCCTCAATGCCTCCATCATAAAAGGTTTTACGAATAATATCTGCCCAATCACAAAGATACTTACAGAAAGCACGATCCTCGATACCAAGATCTAGAGCAATACCTTCCAGAATCCTTTGTTCGGTGGTAGCACTGGGATAAGACTGCTCAAAGGTGACACAGAAACGTTCCAGGAATGCTTCATTTAGAACATTAGTGCCAATAAAACGTCCGTCGTCAGAACCTTTGCCTTTAGTGTTAGCAGTAGCAATGACATTGAAACCAGGAGAGGGATTTACATAACGTCCAGTTTTCTTCAAGAAGACACCTTTACCTTCAAGAATAGATTGCAGACACAGAATTTTGTTGGATGCTAGATCAACCTCATCTAAAAGAAGAATTGCTCCACGTTCCAAAGCTTCGATGACTGGACCATTATGCCAAACAGTTTCGCCGTTAACAAGACGGAAACCACCAATAAGATCATCCTCGTCGGTTTCAATGGTAATGTTTACCCGAATTAATTCTTTTTTAAGTTGAGCACACGCTTGCTCAACACAGAAAGTTTTACCGTTGCCTGAAAGTCCCGTAATAAATGTAGGATAGAATAAACCGGACTTAAGAATCTTTTTAACATCAGTGAAGTTACCAAAGCTGACGAAGGTATCATCTTTTGCAGGAATAAGATTTTGCTCTACAACAGGGGAAGCAGCAGGTGCCTGATATGTTTGCTCAAGTTGTTCAGTAATAGACAAATCCCATTTGCCACGACCAGTCTTATAAGAATCAAGTTTCTTAGATACAGTCTGATAAGTAGTATCATTCATCGCACACCACGCTTTTACATCACCAGAAGTGATGGTCTCGCCGTAAAGTGATTGAAGGGAAGTGACAACGTATTCAGTAGACAGTGCCATGATGTAGTGCGTTTGTTCAACAGGTTAATTATAGAGTAGTTTAGGGTCGCTAACGACCTCTAACAGACGGTTTAAGGACTGGTCAACAAACCAATTCCATGAACTGACTGAGCACTTTTTTATTTAGTGCCTTTGCTTTAAGATTTTTCATAAAAGCAGATTTAATTTTTGCTTTAGTAGCACCCTCATCAACATCAAAATCACTATCAGTTTCCAAAGCAGCGGAAAGCATAGTAAAAAGACTAGTGTATCCAGATTTTTTAACAGTATAACTCTTGTCTTTTTTTGCTTTCTTCAATTTAGTATCATCAAAGGACTCATATCGACGAACAACATCTCCAAGTTCGCGACCAGTGCAAAGGCGAATGCCAATAAAGTTGGTTTCTGGAAATGTCTGACGAAGATCTTGAAGGAGAACATCAGTAAACTTATAGTAAGAATCTTTAAACTTATAGGTATAACCAGTCTTACGATTGCGAAGAAAGTCACCTGAGTAAACACTAACACATCCCATTTTTTCTTTGTTATTGCGATTAAGCACAACTTTAAACACTGGTAATGAGTTTGCTTCACCATCAGTCAAGATTACGCAATGTGTTTTTTGAATATCATGCTTTGCCTTGAACTGAGGAATAATCTGATGGAGACAAACAAGTGACTCATGAAGTGGAGTACCAGAAAGATTAATCTGTTGTGGACATGTATAATTAACCCAATATTTGAAAGAAAACACAACTCTCCACATGTTTAAAATCTGTTTTTCTAATACATTTTTTTTAACATCACTGGTCAGAATATTCATCAAACTAAACGATGAAGCGGAGATATTAAAAAGACCACTAGATACATCTTGTGTTTTAAGATCATTCCAGTCTTGCGGATAGGGTTCTTCTGTATTAGGCCAGTTGTTAGTGAAAGCATAAACATCAAAGGGAATGTTTACTTTACTACAGAACCAAACAAGGTTCAGCAATTGCTTCATAGTCGGAACAATACAATCTCCCATAGAACCAGACCAATCAAGAATAAAGATAAGACCGTGGTTTTTACCGTCAGGCAAAATCGTGACTTTTTTAAAAAGGTCTTCATTATACTTGTAGGTATGAAGTCTTGAGCAGTCAAGGACACCAGTACGGGAAGTTGCAGCGCGAGCATAAGCATCAGCAGACTTTTTACACTCAAACTCCTTAACCATATAGTTAACTTCTTTCTGAGCAGACTTCTTGAACTTAACTAATTCAGAATCAGCAAATCCAAAATCAAAAGGAGAAGGAGTTACATACTCCTGTTTCCAACGATCAAAATAAGGTTCACGATTCAAACCTTTTTGCCAGTGCTCATTTAACGTCGAATGAACTACATCATTAGTAATAATGAAATCTTTCAAATTGACATTAGGAATCTCACAGTATGAGGGGTCACGATTTTGATCAAGATTGCCGTTAAATTCCTCGGCACCTTCTTCAAACATTTGATCAGTCTGAACTTGTGGTTCTTCGTTATTTTGCATGGTGCCACCATAAGATTCATTATCTTCTGGTTCAACAGACTCATTGTTGTCTTCTTCATCCTCACCATCAGCACTTTGATTGCTTTCTTGTTGAGATTGTTGATCTGGTGCGCCATCTTGATCAGTCTGCTGCTGAGGAAGATCTCCTTCAGGCGTCTCACGTTTCTGAGCATCCTTGCAATAACGATAGATCTCTTCTGCAACTATCAGGGCATCAGCAAAGGTCTCAGTCTCCGCCATCATTTTGACAAGAGGAATCTCTTCATCACTGAAAGGAATATCAATAAAGTTACCGATCTTATAATATAGATTGGCACGATCAGCAAGATTCATATCTTTGACGTTAGAACCTTCCAGGCAGAAAAAATCATCATCTGCTAGTTCACGATATCCTTTGAAAAAACTTTTAGACATACCAGGATACCGACGTTTCATCAGTTTCTCAATACGAGCATCTTCAACAATATTGACAAACTGTTGAGGAATACGATCTTCCCAGTCCCATTCGTTAGGGGTAAACAGGGCATGACCTACCTCATGCCCGACCAGCATATCATATACGTTCTCACTTGCTCGCTTCCACATTGGCAATGTCAGCACACGGGTTTCAACATTAAACTGTGCAGTGGCGACGTTGCGATTCTCAACCACCAGGTCTTCGGTGGCAAGCAAACGGGCAAGTTGTGACTTAATTTCGTAGTTGACAGTCATCGTGCTTTGCTTTGTATATGAATATCATACAGCAGTCAGAGTTGTTTTAAAGCAGATCCAACCAGTTTAAAAACTGTCACAATAACCTATCCCCCACACTCATAGAGTGCAGGGGACTTCGGTGATATTTGCTCCTTGATGCTAGTAGTTATTTTTTGGTAAGGATGTGTCTGCAGAACCTCCTAGCGTTTGTGTCGATGATCTCACATTCTGAAATGCATTGAAAGTATTCGGACACTTGATCATATTTTTTATCAACCGAAGACTTTTCGTCCCACTTCCAAGATGCTAGTTCATTATGTGATACAAGATTATGCATAATGAATCTCCATTCATATCACATATTATATAGTCAACTTATGCCAACTTAATGACGTATTGATACATTTACATCTAACTTAACATTCTGCTAAATCCCTTAACCTTTTCAAATCGTAAAACTTCATCAAACTTATCTTCAAGACCAGTTTTATGCGAAATAACAAAGATATTAGCATCTTTGATTACAAAACGAATAATTTTCAAAAATTCATCTGTACCAAATCCATCTAGAGAAGAATCAAATACTTCATCCATAATCAAGAGATTAGTATTAACAGAGTTTTTAAGTCTAGCAATTTCTCTCCAAGTAAAAAGTAATGATAGATCAACTCTCATCTTTTCCCCTTCAGAGAAAGAAGAATAAGTAAAATCTTCATGAATCGGTGTTTCAATAGTTTCGTTAAACTCTTCGTCCAATTTAAAATTGATATAGAAATCCATCATCTGCAGATAACGATTAACCTGCTGATTGATAAGTGGAAGATATTTATTAATAATCTTTGCTTTGACACCGCCATCTTTAAGAAGATTATAGATAAAATCTTGATAAGATACTTTATCTTTTCTTTCAGCAAGATTATCGTAGGTTTCTTGAAGAGACTCGTTCAGTTCTGCTAACTTGTCATGTTCAACACTTTGATTTTTGATTTCTCTGGTAATAGTTTGAATTTCTGATTCCAATCGACTGATTTGTCTCTGAAGTCCAGTGATTTCAGTATTGTTAGTAGAAATGCCATTAAGAGTAGAACTTACCTCTTCTGATAGTTGTGAAAATTTAGACTCCCTCAACTCTTCATCTTTAATTGCTTTTTGGAGTTCCAAAAACCCTGTACGCAACTTTTCTGCTTTATCTTGGGAATCTTTAATTCTATTTACACGAAATGACTCCTCTATATCTTGTCCACAGGTAGGGCATACCGCATTCTCATTAAAGAACTTATGATCACTTACCAATTTGGTAATACGGGCTGACAGTTTTCCTTTAATACCACCCATCTCTCGTATACGTTTAGAGGCATCAGAAAATTTATTCATTTTAGTTTTAAGATCAGACATTTGATTTTCTAAATCAAATCCATCTTGATACTTATCTTTAATATTATTTTCGTATGACTGAATCAGTTCCTTCTTCTTGTAAATATCGTTTTTAGTTTGACTCTCAATCTTTTTAATAAATCCTTTTTGCATATCAACCTTGTCTTTCAAGGATTCTTTTTTTAGTTCAAGAGTTTTAATTTCATCCTTAAGAAGTCGAATTTTTCCTTTAACAATATCATTCATCGAAGAGAAAATCTTGATATCCAACAGATCTTCCACAACCTCTCTACGACTTGACACAGGAAGTTGCATAAA